TAAACCCGGATTGGCTTTCTCCCATGCTGTGGGGTCTTGCCATTCTTCTCGGTCGTCCAGCTCATAGATTATAGGTAAAAAGGTTTCATCTTCAAAGGTCCCATCTACTATGTTGCAGGCATAAGAATACATATCATCAAAAATACATTCCCTAACCGTGCCGGCTGTCGTAATCATCACAAGTAAAGGCTGCCGTCTTGCGCTCTGGCTCTGTTTCATTACTTCGTAAAGATTACGGTCTTTAATGCTGTGTAACTCGTCAATGATAACGCAATGAGCGTTAAGGCCGTCCAGGGTGTCGCTGTTCTTGCCCAACGGCTGGAATTTACTCATTGTCAAAGGGAAATATAAATCGCTCTTGCGCTTTTTAACATACCGGTTAATCTCCGGGCTTTGTTTTACCATGTTGTGGGTTTCGTCAAAGATGATCCGGGCCTGGTCTTTCTTGGTCGCTGTACTGTAAACCTCTGCGCCTGGTTCGTTATCTGCAATCATCATATAAAGAGCAATACCGGCAAGCATGGTACTTTTACCGTTCTTGCGGCCAACCATGAATAGGGTCTCCCGGTACTTCCTTAACCCTGTTTCCTCATGGACAAAACCAAATAAGGCGGATATATAAGCCTTCTGGAATAACTCCAGTTTAACCGGCTTTCCCGCCCATTCGCCTTTAGAATGTTTACAAAACTGCTCTATAAATCTTATGGGTTTTGTAGCTCGCTTCTCGTCGAATACATAACCGTTTTTAGGGTTCTTTATATCATCAACAAGCTTCTTGTATTGCTGCTTTACTCGCTTTGATACAATACATACGCCGTTGTTAATTGCGTTGTAATATTGTTCTATATAGTTCATCTAATCACCCTTTATAAACTCATACAAGGCGTTTTCCTGGGCTTCGCGGGCTGCTTTAGGCAATAGGTCGGTAAGCTGCTTATAGAGCAAACTATAACGCTGTACTGTGGTATTATAGGCCTTTAGTGCGGGGCTTTCCCTTAAAAACTCCTGTTTGCCTTGTTTAAATAATTCAATAGTGCCGCCCTTTCTGACTTCCTCTTTTAGCTCGTCAAGGGTTACGGCCATAAAGGTAAGCTCTTTTACAAGGCTCTGCGCTATGGGTTTCTTATCTTCCGGTATCTGCTTTAATATCTTGTTAAGCTGACGTTTAACTTTAGATATTTCTTTATCTTTGTTTATCTCCATGAATTTCACCGCCTTATTACTACTGTTTATTAGCTGTTTACCTCTCCCCTTATATGAAAACTCTTGGAGAGGTTTTAAGAGGTCCGCCGCCCGGTCCCCTGGCCGTCAATCGCTTTTATTTTGCCGGGGGCGTAAATCAATTCGCCTTTGCTGTTAAAGCTCAATCCTTCTGCGCATATCTCTGCGCTGCTGTGTTCCCTGTTATGGCAATCCTGGCATAAAGCTTCAAGGTTATCCCAACCCAAAGTAATGTTAGGATCGTGAATGTTTTCCGGCGTTATATAAACTTTATGATGGCATATCTTTGCAATGTCCCCACAACGTTCACAAATATAATTCTTACTGCTCATGTAAGCCGCCTGGGTTTTCCTCCAGGCTTTGCTTTTATAAAAGCTTCTGGCATACTCCTTCATGGCTTACGCCCCTGTCCTCGCCATTACAGTTAATGCCTTAAGTAAGCCGTCAATGGTTCGCTGCAGCTTTTCGCTGTCCGTCTGCTCTGCGTTATACCATAGCTTTAATATAAACTTGCTGACTGTCTTTGCTAATGGCTCGGCCTGTTGCTGCTGCGGTGTCATACCTGTAGTAACTTCAATATATCCCGGTATGGCTTCCAGTAAAGATAATATAATCTCGTCGTTGTCTGTGCCGTCTATCCTTAAATACTCTCTGGCTTCTTCTAATCCTAATGTCATGCTATCACTCCTTTATTAAAGTAAAGGGTATTGGAATAACCCCAATACCCCCTACCCAATCAATAGGCCTTATTAAGCTTCTGCTTCTTGTAGCTTAACAAAGGCCTCGGCAACTATCGGCTTACAGTCTGCTATTGCCAAAGCTCTGTAGTCAATTAGGCCACTTCTAAAGCTGCTTTCCCTGGATACTTCGATTACAACGCCTTCTGCAAGGTTGTAACCCATGTAATTGAAGTTACCCAGGTAAATATCACCGTCGGCAATGTTATCGTCAATTACAACCTCACGCCCTAAAATGTAGCCAATGCTTTCATTCTTCGGATCTGCAATAAAGATGGGTCGATTATTCTGGTCCACAACACCGTATACATGAGTGTAAAGGGTTGCGTTATTCATAGCCCATTTTGCGCCCTGGCTGTAACCTCTCTTAAGTAATGCCATTGTCGCCACAAAGTCGGCATAGTCCGGCGTGGATCCGTTGGCATATTCAACTGCGTTTTTGTTATTTCCGGTTGCTGTCCAGGTAATGCTTTCAAGGCCGGTACCCTGGCCGCTGCCGGTGCCATTGACTAAAGCATCGGCAATACATTCCATCACACAGGCGTTAAGCTCGTCAATGATGTATCTTTCAAAGGCGTCAATGCTCATTCGTTTTGCAGCTGCGCTAATGGAGAACACTTTAAGGATCTCGTAGCCATTAAAGGATACGGTTGTAACGGTAGCCTTCTCGCTGTCTACCGCCTGGCCTTCTTGGTGCCAGCTTGCCTTACTTGCCGGTGTTCCCACAGGTATGGCTATCTTTGTAGGAAGGTTAAACCCTCTACATACGGATATTAAGCCACCCATAGTCCGGGCTTTTTTAACAACCTCGTTAAAGGTAGTTGTAGGCAATACTGCAGCTGCATTGGATACGGTATTAAATTCGCTGGTCCTCTTTTCCGCTATGGCCATAGCACGCTTAAAGGCTGCTTCTTCATGTGCGTTAAGCTGATGTCCTAAAAGGTGTTTGAAAAATGCGCTCCTATACTCTGCGCTGGCGAATACGTCGCCGTCTGTTGCGTCATAGCTGGCTCTTGGTTCAAAGCTCGCCCCGGTAATAGGGTTAAATTGCTGCCCTGGCTTCTGACTTCTCTGCTCAATGTTTTCCTTTGCCTGTCTTAAACCTTCAAGCTCAACATTAAGGCTTGCAATGTCGGCGTTTGGGTCTGTATCTACAATCTGTTTGATTTCCTTTGCTCTTTTCTCGATTTCCTCAATAGAGCTGTTCATATAATGGTTAAAAGCTTCCGCTATAGTCTTAAATTTCATGGTATTAAACCCCTTTCATCAAAATTTGGTTAATTCTTATCTTGGCGGCTTCCCTTAAAGGATCTTCTTTAATTTCCTTCATGGCTGCCCTGGCTTCAACGCTGGTCTGTGGGTACGCTGGAAATGGCACTATTGATATTTCATAGATTTTTTCAATCTTAAATATTTCCCTCGTATTCGTTGCAGCGTTATACCTGTCGCCGCCTTCCGGTACCTTAAAAGCAAAGCTCATACCGGTAAGGTCGCCCCGTTTTACTGCCGTATAAACGCTTTTAGCTTCCTCGGTGTCCGGTAACCGTGCAATCATCTTAAGTCCTGCCGGATCCTTAATTAACTGCATGGTTTTTGGTGTCCTTGCTAAAGGCACCTTGCTTAAGTCGTGGTTATACAATAGCCTGGCGTCGCTTATGTCCGCTTCGTCTAATGCACCACTTCTTATAATTTCGATATACTGCCCTGCCGGGTCGTTTATCGTGGTAGGCTGGTCATAAACTATGGGCCTACCCTCTAAAATAAGGCCTTCGGATCCTGCCGGATCGCCGGCTCTTATTTCCGCTATCCTAATTTCCTTCATAAATGCCTACCTCCTGTTCTACCTCTTTAATTATCTGCTGCAGGCTCTTACGCTTGGCCGTAAATAATACTGGTAGCCAATGCGGTGTCTTATATTCCTTGTAGCCCCTTACTAAAGGCAAGTTCATTGTCTTACCGTCCAGGATATACATAACGTAATGCCCTGGCACTTTCTCGATAAGACCCTCTCTTTGCAGGTCGTTTATAAGCTCTATGGCTTCTTTGTTCCAACCGGCCCAAAATACTACGTTGTCGTTTACGTCGCTACATATCTCTAAATTACCTTGCCAGTTAAAACCCAACCTGTTAAAGAGTTCTTCAAGCTCTACATAGCTCGTCCCCTCGTGTTCTTTAATAAACTTGTAAACTTCTTCTTTAATCTTCTTCATTGGCGTTTACTCCTAACTGGTATTGATTGGCCTTTAATGCGTCCACAACGTTTAGGGTCTGTAGTCGCTTGTCGCCATCTTCTACGCCTGGAAGGTTCAATATTTCTAAAGCCTGGTTAATAGTCAATAGGCCATAAGGTATCAATTGAGCAATTAAATTAACTTTTGTCTTTGTGCTGCTGAATTGCAGGCGGCCACTTTCAAAGATTATTGTATTGCCAAAGGCCTGTTCCCTCTCGTTAAATATCTTCCGGGTAAATTCAAGGCTCATTTGCACCGCTATAGGCTCCAGGGTGCTTTCGTAAAATGCCGCCCATTGTTCTTCATTGTAGCTGCTGTTTACTATCGCTTCTGATACGCCTAAATAGTCATATATTTTAGTCTTAATAGCTTGGATCTGCTTATCATCTATGACAACCGGCTTAATTTCTATCGGGTCGTATTCCATCTTTTGGTCTGTGGCCACTACGCCGCCATCATTGGCAATGCTCAAGTAATCGTTTATAAACCTTTCCTTTTCCTCCTTGAGCTTTTCCGGGGCCATAATCTGCGTAAACTTCAATATACCCCTTATATTTGCGCTGGTCTTAATAGCGTTTATGTAGCCCTCATTTTGAGTATGGGCTAATTCTAAAGCCGGGGCTAAAGCTGTGTTTGGATCCCCTAATAAGTCGTTGTTGTTGAAGTTACGGCGTAAATGGATTATATCCACATAAGGCAAGATAACTTCCCGGCTGTTTGCAAACATAAACTTACAATATAGCTCATTACTTGGATCCGCTAAAAAATCAACGTGCATTGCCCTTAATGGGTAAATACCTGTTATTTGTCCTCTGTCGTCCTTTTGCAGATATGCAAAGGCATTATTGTATAAAAAGTAATGCGTAACCATCTTATAGAGCATATCAAACGCGCTCATATAAGGGTTAGGCTGTACTTGCAATAATCGGTTTAATTTACTGTTCTTTGCTATCTCGTTACGGTCTGGATAATGTATTACATGGCTGCCTTTAAGCTTGGCCGCGTTCCTGGCTATGGCGTCAACTGCTGCCCTGTAAATGTCATTGCTGTAAGCGTCGCCGCTCCAGGGTGTAAATACGGCTGTTGAAGTGCTTAAAAGCTCTGCCCTTTCTGTTTTTACCGGTTCTTTTGTTCGTTTGAATAATCTCTCAAATATGCCTGCCATCTTTTCCCCTCGTTTCTTAAAAAACCGTTGATATACCAATGGCTTTATTTCCTTTCGGGGTTTCAACTATCATGTATTTAACTTCGTATCCTTCCCTTAAGTCCTCAAACTTTGGCGGGTTGCATACTCCGCTTGCGTGAAAAAATATATCTGTTCCGTCGTCCTGTCGGATAAACCCAAAGCCCTTATCATGGTATATTGTTTTTACAATCCCCTTGCCCTTTACTAATGCCTTGTTTTCTGCCATTTTCTTCACTTCCTTTTTTAGTTCTATCCATTTTGAATTATAACATACTTTAATGTTTACGTCAAGTTTATATTATGATTATCCCGGTTACCCTGTTTATGTATGTTATTATGTTTACTGTGTGATCAAAAAAAAATAATGCAAGGCCGTAACCCTGCATTACTCTGCAGAAGCTGCGGTGGAAATGTTTCCACCGCAGGAATTAGGCAAAACCCGCGACAAAGTCGCTGCCGCTGTTGGTCTTTGTCCTCGTGAGTTGTGGAAACGTTGCCCGCACTCACGGTTGCATTACTCTAATGTTTTTATTTTTTCTTCATGGGCTTTTATGGCGTTCTTTATTCTCTGCTTTGCTCCTGGGTCTTTTTCTTTCTCATAGGCTGCCTTAAGGTTGGTTAATCTTTGCTCCACTTCCTGCCGTTCGATCTCTATGGCCGCCGATTCTCCCAATATGCCGTATATGGTTTGTAGGTTCTCTTTGTTCATATCATAAAATGTCTTATCTCTTGTCATAAGACTTATACACTCAATAGCTTTGAGTAATACTTTATAAATTGGCTCCCCGGCCTGTATGTCTTTATTAATTTCTGCTCTTAATTGCTCTGACTTCTTGATGTTCTCCTGTTGTTTTTTATATGTCGCCGCTAAACGCTCTAAAAGGCCATTTGCGACGTTTTCTTTGCTTACTAATGGTTTTATATTACCCTTGCCTTTTTCGTCGCTTGTAGGCCGTTTTAGAGCGTCATTTTTTAATAACTTGTCAATTTCTGCTTGTGTCGCCTGGTTCTGTTCCATTGCATAACGCTTTAACGCTTCTAAAGCCATCTAATCACTTCCTTAAAACGGTTCTGGGGAGAATAAATCGTACTTAGGGTAATAGGTAAAGCCGCAACTAAAAGAAGGCTTCCCATTTCTATTTTTTAAGCATACTAATTCGATTTTTCGTGGGTCTGCGGCCTTGGCCTGCTTTATTTTCTCCCTTTTTTCTTTTATCTTACCTTCCTTGTTGAATATTTCATCATTTATAGCCTGTAATTGTAAGCCCCAAATAACGTCCGCTGTGTACTCAATGCCGCCGCTTTCTTTAAAGCTCTCAAAGTCAATAGGCGTCAAATAGTTTCCACGGTTCAAGCTCGATATAACAAATAAGGTAATATCAAAGTCCCGGCTTATTCTCTTAAGCTCTGTTACTGTGTTGTCTACTCTCTGCTTATCCCCTAATTTCATATCTCCGGGTATAATTTGTAAATAGTCAATAATCACTATGGGTTTAACATTATTAAGGCTTATATATCGGTCAATATAACTTCTTATGTTCTCTGTGGTGGTATTAAAATTACCTTCAACTATATTAACCCTTTCGGCTATTTTCTCGTATACCTCCGCCGCCTTTATTACCTGTGGAGGAATATAACCGCTTCTTATACTTATTCCGGTTACTGCATTGTTATAGTCCATCTTTGCGGTTAATCTTGCAAGGCTCTTGCTTACCAGTTCAAGCTTACTTTGTTCCAGGCTGAAATATATTATATGGTCGCCATGCTCTGCTAACTGGTCGCCTAACTGATGAATAAAAGTTGTTTTCCCTACTGATGAAATACCGCCTACTACATAAAGGCCCGCATATAACCCGCCCATTTCTTTATCCAGGTTGTAAAATCCGGTCTTTTTATCTTTGTAGGTCTTAAACTTCTCAATATCTGTTACAAAGGCTTTATTCAAATATTCGCTTACTGCGTCCGGCCTGGTGGCGTTTTTTATCTGCTCTTCTATGGTTTTCTTTATGGCCCCCGGCTCTGCTCTGTGCCATTCATTAACATCCTTATATTCTGTCGGTATATCCAGGGCCTTAAATCCCATCTTATGGGTTGCCTCTTTGCCTGCCTCGTCATTATCAAAGGCAGTTAAGAAGATAATACCCTTTGCCTCCGGGCTTTCCTCTATAGCTTTTATGAGCTTCCCGGCGTGCTGTGTTCCTCCTAATGCTATGGCCTTGTAGCCCTCTGCCTCTATGCTTAAAGCGTCAAATATGCCCTCTGTTATTACTATGGTTTCGCCCTTTGCCGCTGTCTTTATGTATTCAATATTGAATAGTGGGGCCGCTCCCCGTGCGTTCTTATATTTTGGCTCTTGGTCTTTCATTAAAGCCCTGGCCGTATAAAATACTACTTCACCGTTGGCCCATACTGGCAATATTGCCCGCTTC